CACTCTCAAACAACTCAAGCAATTGAGTATAGGAGCTCAGAACGGAATACAACCCCAAAGTGCAGATGTTAGTGGGTTTGATATTATGCAATCCGTTTCCAACAAAAACATGAGTAGGGTTTATATCTTCGAAGATGATGATGATGAAACTCCTTACCCTATGGGATATGCCATATTACTAAGAAAGAATAGGGTGTTATTCCCTTTGCATTTCCTCGAGAAAATTTCGAGAGGAGCTAGTTCTGACCCAAGCAGATTAAATCATTTGGTTAAACTTGTACCTATTGGTAAAGATGATGCTGAACTTTCTCTTGATGGTTTTTGTACGGTAGCTCAATTAATCGACAACTGTTATGATGACGGACTTGAGAATTCACACATGGTGATTGCTGCTATTGAAACTAGAGATGTTCGCGATATCGTTAAAAATTTCTTTGTTACTGAAGCAGTAGCTGCCAATTTATCTCGGCAATTTAATATATCAATGAAAGTACCTCACAGAAATATGTTTGTGAATTCCGTAGCCTATAAGGCCGAAGTTCCTATGAAAGATGGAAATATTAGATATAACGTCACTCAAGGTGTCCAGTATCATGCTGATACCATGGTTGGTGATTGTGGAGTTCCTATATTTGTTCGTAATGCAAGAATGCAGGCACATAGAATTATAGGAACTCACATAGCGGGATCCACGCGCACTGATGAGGAGAAAGCTTATTCGTCTTTAGTCACTCAAGAGATGATTCTTCAAACTTTAAAGAGTATCAAGAGTGAACCTATAGAATTGGGTATTTCCGAACTCAAAGAGGTTGAACTACAATCTCTTCCTATTTATATTTCCGACAGATTTACTGTGTTGGGAACAGTTAAAGAAGTTCATTCACCTTATGGAATTTCTGATATTCGGAAGAGTAGGTTGCAACACCCTAAAGGCCCATTCCTATCCAAGATGGATGTGGCTATGTTGCGCCCAAATAATGGTATAGATCCATATGAGAGAGCACTTAAGAACTATTGTTCCAATAGTGCCATTTTAGACCCAGGTTTAGCTAGATTTTGTAAGGAGGAATTTAAGAGCTTTTTATTCTCTTGCCCTCCTGGTCCGAAGTTTATTCTGAGTTTGAAGGAAGCCCTTTGGGGTGATAGTGATAAGCTATTTAGTGATGCTATCAAATCCTCCACTAGTGCAGGTTATCCTATGAAGTTTGATAAGAACAACATAAAGAAAAACTTGTTTGCTTTAGATGCTCCAAGAGACGAGTCTAATGAGAGTTATTCAGCGATGGAAGCTCTTTGTGGTAAGCTTGTTGAAGACTGTTCTAACAATGTTAGACAATTGTTAATTTATACAGACAATCTCAAGGTAGAGCGTCGTAAAAGAGCTAAGGTTATTGAGGGCTCATCCAGATTGTTTTCTGGAGCTATGTTTGTTTATTTAACTGTATTTAGACAATATTTCGGTGCATTCATGCAATGGATACATCAAAATTCAATTGTGAATAGTAT